CGATGACTGGCCTACGGTGGCCCTAGTAAGGTAATTTGTTATATATATATCAGGTATATAATGATCTGACGCCTGAGTAGTTTTAACAATCAAAGGTTCCTTCGGGAGCCTTTTTTTATGCAAAAACCCCCCGCCGTATGGAGAAGGGCGAGGGGCAAGTCTGGGAGGACGTTGTAGAAGCAGAGTTGGGAGTGCTTCTGGAAACAGTATCATCCAAATACAAGAAAAGTGCAATAGCTAATATTCATTGTTGACATCTCTTATGCCACTTAGTTAGGTTATGTGTTAGGAGGACCATGACTATGGCAAACAAGATTAAGTATCTCAAGCAGATCAAGCTGCGTGATGGCAGTGAAAAGTGGGCGTTTAACCCACCGCAGTACATTAAAGAACGTCTACAGGTAGGGTTTGAACAGTTTGATGCCCGGATTGATGCGGTACATAGGTGCATGGAGATAGATGCTCTGCATCAACGCTACTTGGCTGATAAAGATGACATTGTTTATGTGAACAGCAACACCGTACTAGGTATGCTAGGCTACTATAAGCAGACACAAGCTTGGTCCCGGTTAGCTGACAACAGTAAACGCACCTATAATCAGCTAATAAAAGGGCTTTCTGTGATCAAATTAGGGTCTGGAAGCACTCTATTCATCGATATGCTGGCTCAAAACGTCCGTAAAGACCATGTACAGAAGCTGTACGCCTATTTGATGCAAGAAGTATCCCCGCACCGGGCTAGGCACACCATTAAGTTTCTGAAGCGTGTTTGGAACGTATGCGAACAGAACGATAAGCTGCGTGGCAACCCGTTTAAGATCATCCAGCTAGACTCTGACCCGGTTTGTGACGTTCTATGGACAGAACGGCAGGTAATACGCTTTGTAGAGGCCTCTGACGAGCTAGGTTACTGGTCTATCGGTACACTAGCATTGCTCTGCTATGACCTCTGTCAGCGCCCCGGGGACATGCGTCAGATTTGTTGGGATGACTTTGATGGAGAGACCTTCCGTTTTATACAAGAAAAGACCAAAGCTTCTATTATTGTAGATGCCAGCCCTCGTATCATCTCCCGTATAGTTCCCCGGCACAACCAAGCTGGTGCTAATGAAACTATCGTAAATTACGAGAAGACAGGCAAACCGTATGACAGGTGGAAGTACAATGAAATTGCCCAGAAGATCCGCAAACACTGCATGCTGCCTGATAAACTGAAGATTAAATTCCTTCGGCACTCTGGCGCTACTGTATTGGGTGAAAGCGGTGCAACTGAGGATGAAATTTCGGCGGTTACAGGACACAAATCCCGACAAATGCTCAATATTTACGTCAAAAAGACGAAGAAAATGGCATCTTCTGCCCAAAATAAAAGGTTTTCACATGAACAAAGATGTAACTCAGGCTCGACAGGCCTTTGAAAGAGAACTGCAACGGCTAACAGGCAAGCCTGCGCAGCAAACAACCGAGCGACTGATCGATCTTATTGTAGCAGTCCGAGATCAACTGAGGAAAACACATGGAAAATGAAATCCCCCGCCACATTCTATGGGAAATGGAGCAAGTGGGTGTGATGCCTACCCCTTTGCCTGATGATGTTCCTGACGAACCAGCCATCCCCCGTACATTTGAATACAACATGCCAGAACTGGATAAAGATGGTGAACTACCCTTCTGAGACCTGCAACGACTGTAAATCTAAACCCGACGTATTCTGGAAACACTTATGGCTGTGCGCTGTTTGCGGCCTCAAAAGGATGAAGAATGATTAAAGCAACGTATCTAGACCATATGGGCAGTGACCTGACGGTAGCCAACGCAGCCCGTGTGTCATTCGGCAAAACCAGTGAGATGGAAGACGATCCGTGGGGGCCACCTAAGCTCAAGGCTAAGGATGATAAGCTCATTCGTTATCTAGCCAAGCACAAACATATCAGCCCCTTTGGTCATTGCTTCGCATCCTTCCACGTTAAGGCTCCAATCTTTGTGGCACGACAACTTGTGAAGCATAAGTTCCTACGCTGGAATGAAATATCTAGGCGATACACAACTGAAAATATTGAACTTTATGTTCCTGATGTATGGCGGGGACAGTCACCGGACAAGAAACAAGGTTCCGAAGGTGAGATACAGCACATTCATATTCAAACATCTCAGCAAGTTCCTCTGAGGTTGTACGAGGGTCTTCTAGAAAAAGGGGTGTGTGAAGAGCAATCCAGAATGGTGCTTCCGCAAAACACAATGACCGAATGGTACTGGTCAGGGTCTTTGGATGCCTTCTCTGCTATGTGCAACCTGCGCTGTAAGCCTGACACGCAAGAAGAGACACGGCAGGTAGCCAACCAGATAGATCGTAAGATGATTGAGCTATTCCCGGTGAGTTGGGACGCACTGACGGAGAGTGATGATGCCTAAGCTGTATGACCTAGAGCCAATGATTATGGACTGTTGGCATGTCTGTGATGACCTTCAGGTTGTCTTCAAACAGATAGGTGATGGTGAGCGTGAGCCTACGCACGATGAACTGATGAACACCCTTATAGGCATGCAGCAACTGTATAAGTGGAAGTTTGAGCAACTCTTTTTTAAATACGAACAGGTGATCAAAAGCTCTTCTGATGCAATAAAAGATGATTCTACATTGAAAAAAATAGAATGATGTGGAATAGAATGGAATCATCAGGATTCGCCTAATGAGTTCAGACACTTGGTTGCGGGAGTAGGATTTGAACCTACGACCTTCAGGTTATAGCTAGAACCTATGTAAAACAATGGGTTGGATGGGGTCATAAGTTACTAACCCCATAACTAATTGGCATAACAAAGTGGTTGACTTATTACATATTAGGTGTAGCCTGCGGCTAACCCGCCCAAGGGTTAGTCCCACCTAAAGGTTAGTGAGGACAACCAATGAGCAAACAAAAGATACAGGCATTAAGGGGTGCGGATTATTATGAAGCAGACGGGCTGATGGCATGCGAAACATGCTGTTGTATGGTAATGAAAGGTGACACAACCGTTCTGGTTGTTTACGCTGTAAACGAGAACCCAGAGGGTGATGGCGTGTTTCTTTTTGAACACCACTGCAAAGACTGTGGAGAGATCTTCAGGATCAAGCACAATGTTTAGCTACAAAGAACAGGTCAGCGTTATCCAGAAGATCAGGCTGGCTGAAGGTGAACACAAAACACTTACCTGTCCCTTTTGTGGGGGCAGGAACAAGTTCACGTTAGACCGCTTCGATGGTGTTCTGGTATGGAACTGCTTTAGAGCCTCTTGTAATGCCAAAGGTAGCCTTCGAGGTAAGCGTGATATAACCGCACTGAAGAACTATGTCGGCGGTACACCTACCCAGCGATCAGTTAAGAAGCTTAACCCACTACCTGCTATGACGGTATCTGTGAGTAAGCATGAACCCGCTATTAAATACTTATCAGAGGTAAATTCTCTTGACGCATACGAATCAGGCTTGATTAAGGTTAGATACCTACCTACAGAAAACCGTGTTCTGTTTTATACAAACGATGGCACAGGTGCTGTGGGTAGAGCGTTGGATGGTAGACTGCCTAAATGGTGGAAGTACGGCGACACAACTAAAGGTATAGCTGTTGGTTCAGGTGAACATGCTGTTTTAGTTGAAGATATTGCTTCTGCTGCATCCGTTAGTAGAGTGTCGGGATTAGTGGGATATGCTTTACTAGGTACTAATCTAACTAAAGATATAAAGAGTCACTTAACTAAGTACAAAAAAATAACATTAGTTCTTGACAATGATGCGAGTAGTAAAGCAGTATACCTTGGTAGTAAGCACCCAGTGATAACGAATGTCAGATTAACAATGGAGGATCTGAAATGGCTGACACCAAACCAAATCACAACAATAATAAGTTGAAAAGCTTATTTAAGTGGCCTGAATTAATTACTCGTACCAGTGATGGCGAAACAAAATACAGAGTTTCAATTTTTATGCTATGCCATTGGGACGGTATACCAAATGAATTAACAATTTTATCTAATGTTGCAAATAGACCTAGTGGACCGCCTTATACACATATATGAAAATAGCGGCGCAGAGGAAAACTGCGTAAACAACAACCAATCGTCGAAGTTCATAATACCGACGTTAAACTCTAGGGAATATGAAAATGAAAGCACGAGGGATCGTAGTCATCGACTACTCAGAATTGAACGGATTTAAAGAAGCTGCAGAGGAACAGGCACGGTTAGAAGAAGCAATATCTTCGATTGTTAAAGGTAACAAACGTGTAGTCTTCCATCAGGTGGATATGAAGGAACGCCGGGGAGACCAAAGCCCTGACATCAGCAAGATGAAGTTCCGTCAAAACTAACTGTTCTTACAACACAATTTAAATAAAGGCCCTCAGTCGAAAGATTGGGGGTTTTTTTATTTCTGCTAGGTGTTATCCTAGGTGGCACAATTAAAACCACTGAGGACGCAGACTTATGGAGCAACAACTAATAAAAACACTACTGAATAACGCCACCTACTTAGAGAATCAGGCTAACTTGCGGCGAAGTTTATTCAGCGAAGATTTC